TTACGGAAAGGCGAAACGCGCCACCACGCGCCGCGCCCAGGGACGCGACAGCGGGCTTTCGACCACGCCATGCCCCTGGTAGGAATGAATGAAGGTCGGCGCCGCGCCGATCGCGCCCTGCAGCCCCAGATGTTTGGCCACCGCGCCCGCGCGCATGCGAAACAGCAGCACGTCGCCCGGGGCGGCATCCTCCGGCCGCTTGGGCCGCAGATGGGCGCGGGCGGCATCCCACAGAACCTCGGCGCCCTGGGGTTCGGACCAGTCGGGCGTATAGGCCGGCACCGGCGCCACCGCAGCGCCGCGCAGATCGGCCCAGACGCCGCGCACCAGGCCCAGGCAATCGCAGCCCGCCCCGCGCACCGCCTGCTGGTGCCGATAGGGCGTGCCGATCCAGCCCCGCGCCAGGGTCACGACATCGCTCACCGGAGCAGGCTCCCGCCATCGGCCTGGCCCGCCGACAGCGGCGTCGAAACCAGCCAATCCTCGCCCGGGATGTCCGGAAAGCCGCGGAAATTCAGCAGGTTGTCGAACTTCGCCCGGCAGGTCGTCCAGCGCTTGTCGCAGCCCGCTTCCAGCCGCACCAGATCGCCCGGGACCAGATCCGCCCGCAGCCCCTCCCACAGCTCGACCTCGCGCAGGCCGGCGACGAAGCGGTCGCGCTTGACCAGGCTGACCAGCCCTTCCGCCGCGCCGCTCAGCACCCGGAACAGGCCGCGCTCGAACCAGGACGGCTCGAAGGTGGTCAGCTCCGACCAGCGCAGCACCCGGCCCTCCTCGACCTGCTCCACCGCGACTTGCGTGAAATAGCCCGCGCGCCCGGTATCGAAGCGGCAGGCGCCATCGCCCAGCACGGCCGAGCACATGGTCTGGTAGGTCCGCCCCTGCGGCCGGTTCAGCGCCTGGGTCAGCCCGCGCAACTCGGCGTGAAAGGCCCCGCCCACCCGGCGCATCTCGCCCAGCGTGCCGGCGAAACGCAGCATCCGGTCCGCGGGGTCGGCCCAGTTGACCAGCCAGGCCCTGACCTCGGCGCCGTCGAAGCGCCCGGCGGTGATGTCGGCCTCGGTCACGGCCGCGTCGCTCAGCGCGCCCATCGCCTCGGTATTGTCGACCGACAACCCGGTGGCCTGGACCAGGGCCCGGGCCGACAGGCCGGTTTCGGCGCGAAAGGTGACGCCCTCGAAGCTCAGGTCGCGGTCATGGTCGGTGAACCCCCGCACCCAGCCGTCGCGCCGGGTCACGGCCCAGCACCGGCAGACGGTGGTCGCGCCGCTTTGCAGATGGTCGATCAGGCTCATCGGCGCACCTCCAGGATCGGCACATCGGGCACCTGGCCGGCCTCGAACGTGGCCAGCGACACCTGGATCGCATCGGTGTCGAACCGCACCGGCACGTCGTATTCGAACCCGGCGGTGACCTCGGCCTGCTCATCGGGCGGATGGGCGAAGGTGACGATTCCGGTCACCACGTCCAGCGTGTAATCCACCCCTTCGGTCAACAGATCCCCCGACACGCCCACCTGGACCGTGCCCGCCACCGGCTTGGTCACCGGACGCACGTAATCCTGGCTGCCCGAGCGGTAATGCTTCACAAGCTGGAACTCGTCGCGCAGCTGATCGCCCATGCCGAGCACCTGATCCTCGTGGGAAATCTGCGCGCTTGGCCGGCAGGATTTGAAATCCGCCCAATCCTTCCAGCGGAACCCGAAAAGCCGGCCCTGGCGCGCCTCGAAGAACGCCACCAGCACCTCGACATCGTCGAGCGAGCGCAGCCCGACCCCGGCATCGTAGCGCCGGCGCGACTGGGCCCAGGGCGTGTTGCGCTCTTCGCCGCCATTGTCCAGCGCGACGATTTCCGTCCGCCGCTCCGGCCCGCCGACCGACCCGAAGGAAATCGCCACCGGGAACCTGACCTCGTGAAACATGTCGTCCTCCTGTTCAGCGGTTGCGCTGGCCGCGGGCCAGGGCACGGCCCAGCTGGGCGGCGATCTGGCCTTGCGAGCGTTGAAAACCCGCCACGTCCGGCGTGCTGACATTCATCGTGATGTGGACCGCGCCGCCACCGCCGCTTGCCGCCACGCCCAGCTTGCCGTCCGCGCCACGGGTCAGCGGCATGATCGCCTCGGGGCCCGCCTCGCCCATCAGCCCGGTGCCGCCGCGCATCGGAAAGGCCGTGGCGCCGTTGACCACCCCGCCCTTGGCGAAGGGCGTGACCCGACCGCCCGAAAACACGCCGCCCTGCTGGAACGGCATCAGCCCCGAGACCAGCGAATTGACCCCGTTCGCCAACAGCCCGCCGACATGGTCGGTCACCGGCCGCATCGCGTTGTTGTAGACCGTGCGCCCCATCGCCTGGGCCACCACGTTCAGCGCCTGCGACAGCTTCATGCCGTCAAAGACCACCCCGTCGAAGGCCTTGCGCAGCCCGCTGGAAAACCCGCGTTCCAGCCGGCCCAGGTCGCGCGTCGTATGCGCCATCGTGCCCTGCATCGCCCGCAGCTGGCTTTCGAAGGCCCTGGTCATCTCGGACGCGCCCTCCAGCTGCCCGACCAGCGATTGCGCATCCGCGCCCAGCTCTCCCAGCTCGTCAATCCGTGCCATCTTTCGCTCCTTCATCCGGATAGGCGGCGGCCAGTTGCGCCAGCCGGTCCCGTCCCATCGGCGCATCGGCCGCACCCATGCCCAGCATCAGCATCAGCTCGGCCGGGGTCAGCGCCCAGAACTGCGCCGGGGTCAGGCCCAGGCCACGCAGCCCCGCCCGCATCAGCCCGGCCCAGTCCAGCGGCGCGCTCATTGCGGGCCCGCAAAGGCCCTGGCCAGCAGCTCGGCCGCGGCCTGCGCCGCGCCGACCAGCCCGCCCTCGATCTCGGCGGCGACCAGGTCCTCGGCCCGGCCGCGCCAGCCCCCGCCGCGCAATCCGGCGACGATCAGCGCCAGCACATCGCGGCTGGAGAACGCCTCGCCCTCGAACCGGGCGACGAGGTCGGCCAGGCTCCCGGTCTGCAGGCCCGCCTCCAGCTCGGCCAGCGCGCCCAGGGTCAGTTTCAGGACCCTCGGTTCGCCGTCGATCACCAGCGCGACCTCACCGGCATGCGGGTTGGCCATCACACATCCGCCACGAATTGCAGCCGCCCGGCCGAGGCCATCGCGATCTCGTAGGTCGCCTCGCCGTTATAGGTGCCGGCATAATCGATCCCGGTGATCTGGAACGGCCCTTCGACGGTGCCGAAATCGGGGATGATGACCTGGAATTCCGGCGTCTCGCCGTCAAAGAACACCTGCCGGGCACGTTCATCGGTGCCCGCATCCTTGAACACGCCCGACCCGGACAGCGCGGCAGAGCGGATGCCCGCCCCGCCCAGCAATTCGCGCCAGCCGCCGGGGCTGTCCAGGCTGGTGATATCCACCGTCTCGGCGTTGAAGCTGATGCGGGTGGCGCGCAGGCCGGCCGCGGTTTCGAACTGACCGCCGCCGGTCATGTCGATCTTGATCAGAAGGTCCTTGCCGTTCTGGGCGCTCATGGGCCTTGCTCCTCTGGCTTGATATTCAGATGTCTTCCACGCGGGCGCGGAATGTCATGTTGATCCGGCGTTCCGAGCCGGTGCCGATCCGCACCGCCTCTGCCTTGACGAAATTGAGGTAGACCAGCCGCCCGCGCGCCAGCGCCAGGTCGGCATCGACCAGCGCGTCCGACACCGCCGCGGCGGCCGCCTTGGCCTGAGCGAAACCGGTCGTGTCGGTGATCACCGAGACGACGAATTCATGCTCGGCCCCGGCCCCGGTCTGATCCGACCGGTCGCGCGCCACCTCCGGGCCCAGCGCCACATAGATCGACGGGACCGTCCCCGAGGGGATCGCGTCGTAGATGTCGGTGCCGACCATCCCGGACAACACCGGATCGGCCGCCAGCCGCTGAAAGACGGCGCCTTGCAGCGCCTCGGCCACGCCATAGCTCATGCCACCTGCTCCTCTTGCGCGAAGCAGACCAGGAACCGGGCGTCCCGGTCATCCTCGGTCACCGCTTCGATCCGGTATTGCCGCGTGCCGTCGCGGAACCGCTGTTCCGGCCTGGGCCGCGCGTCCGATCCCACCGGCGCGGCGCGCACCACGATCTTCAGCGGCACCCGGGCCAGCGGCATCGCGGCGCCCGCGGTCTCGCGCCCCGAGCGGGGCGTGATCTGGGCCCAGAGCCGACCCAGCACGGCCCAGCTCTCGGTGAAACCGCCAGCGCCGTCCGGCACCCGCTGCGGCGCCTCCAGAACCAGCCGCCGGTTCAGTCGCGGCGCCGCCATCAGACCCGCGCCCCGCCGAAGCGCGGCGTCTTGTAGCGCTCGGTCAGCGCGCTCACGCCGAAGGGCATGCAGGCGCCGTCATACTGCATCTCGTGGCGGTATTCGTAATAATGCGCCGCCAGCAGCATCACCGCCTGGGCCAGGTCGGCGGGCAGATCGCCCCAGTCCGGGCCGAACCCGGCCAGGAATTGCAGCCGGGCCGACCCGCCCGACGGGATCGTCGGCAGCATGGCGCCCGACGGCACCACGCAGGGCACATGCAGATCCGGCACCAGCCGGACCCTTTCGGCGGGCTGCACGCTGACCGCGCCCTGGCGGTCGACCAGCGCCAGTTCGACGATGGCGCTGACCGGCGCGATCGGCAGGCGCAGCCCGGAAGGGTCGCGCCATTGCGCGACCTGCAGCGAAAACTCCCGCTCGATCAGCGCCTTGCCGGTGCGCGCTTCGATCGCGGCCAGGGCGGCGCGCAGAAAGCTTTCCAGAAGTCCGTCCTGCAGCCCGTCATCGGTGAACCCCGACCCCAGGCGCAGATGCTCCTTGAACAGGGCCAGCGGCAAGGCCGCCTGCGGCACACTGGTTTCTTCGATCAACATCATGGCTCACTCCGAATTGGTCTGCAGCGGGCCCGGATGGGCCTACGGGATACCGGGTGCGCGCCGTCCCGCGATGCTCGGACGGAAAAGGAGCAACTGGACCCCCGGGATGAACCCGACGCGCACCCGGCCCCGGACCCCCGGCCGTGGCCGGGGGCCCGTCCGGTCAGGATCAGGCGGTGCCGAACTTCAGCAGCTTGATCGCGGCGTAATCGCTGATCGCCCCGCCGACCCGCTTGGTGGCGTAGAACAGCACATGCGGCTTGGCGCTGAACGGATCGCGCAGCACCCGCAGGTCGGGCCGTTCGGCGACGGTGTAGCCGGCCGCGAAATTGCCAAAGGCGATGGCGCTGGCATCCGAGGCGATATCCGGCATGTCCTCGGCGATCAGCACCGGATGGCCCAGCAATTGCGCCGGCTGGCCCGCGGCCATGCTGTCGGTCCACATGAAGCGGCCGTCGGCATCCTTGATCTTGCGCACCGCGCCCGCGGTCTTGGAATTCATCACGAAGGACGCGCCCGCGCGGTATTCGGCGCCCAGCGCATAGACCAGCTCGATGATCGCATCGCCCGGGTTGGAGGTGTCGAAATCGCCATCGCTGCCGGTGACGACATAGCCCAGGTTGCCCCAGCTCCAGATGTCGTTGTCGACCTGCGGCGCGGTCAGAAAGCCCTGCGGCTTGTCGATACCGTCGCCGTTGACGAAGGCCGCCGCTTCGGAGCGGGCGAACTTGGCGGCGATCCGGCCGGCCAGCCAGCTTTCGATGTCGAAGGCGCTGTCGTCCAGCAGGCGCTGGCTGACCTTGGGCAGCGCGCTCAGCTCGTGCAGCGCGATGCTGATCCGGTCGATCTGCGGCGTGCCGGTCTCGGTCGCCGGGTCGGTTTCGGTCGCCCAGCCGGCGCCCATCTCGGTATGGTCGATCAGCACGTCATACGAGGTCGAGTCCACGTTCACCACATTGGCGATCGCGCGGATCGAGGCCGAACTGTCGAGCACCGACTTGATCGTCTCGGAGGTCTGCGGATCGACCAGGTAGCCCCCGTCGGCGGCCACGGCGGTGGTCATCGCCTTGCCGTCCAGGTCGAGGCCGCGCAGGCCGTCATCGTCGCCCGACCGCAGATAGGCGGCAAAGGCCTTCTGGTGGGGGGCTTCCTCGGCCATGGCGGTGGCCAGGGCGGGGCGCTTGAGGGTCTTCATCTGCATCTTGGTCATGCGGTCTTCCTGCTGTTGCATCTTGGTTTCGATCTGGGTCGAGAAGCTCTTGAAATCGGACACGAAGCCCGCCAGCGCGGCCTTCAGGTCCTCTGCCGGGGACAGATCCTCCCCGGCCCGAGCCTTGATCTCGGGTTTGGTCATCGCGTGTCTCCTGTTGATGACGTGGATGCCGGACCTATCCGGCCAGCAGGCTGCGGGCCTCTCGGAACACCGCCGCCAGGTCGCGCAGGGTGGCGTCCTCGGGGGTGTCCCCCTTGGCGCCCACCCGCGCCTGCGGAAGCATCGGGAATGTCACCAGCGACACTTCCCACAGCTCCAGCTCCGACAACCGGCGCTTGCCGGCCTCGTCCTTGCGGGCCTTGACCGTGCGATAGCCGATCGACAGCCCGTCGATGGCCCCCGCCGCGATCAGCGCCGCCGCCTCGCGGCCCTTGCCGATATCGGTCAGGATCCGGCCCTTGACCCAAAGGCCGCGGGCATCCTCGCGCACCTCGTCCCAGACGCCGATCGGCTGGGCCGGGTCGTGCTGCCACAGCATCTTGACCCGGCCCCCGCCCTCGGCCAGCCGCTTCAGCGACAGACCATAAGCCCCCGCCTCGACCACGTCGCCGCCCTGGTCGGCCGCGCCGAACAGCGAGGCATAGCCCGAAATTTCGGTGCCGCCCTCGACGGTCATTCCGCCGCCCAACCGGCAGTACTTGTGTTCCAGCATATCCGTTCTCCTTTTCACGGCGCGGCTTGCAGGATCGACTGAAAGGCCTGGGCCAGGATCACGCCCACCACCCCGTAGACCGCCAGCCAAAGCCGCCGCTCGAGCCGTTCCATCATTTCCTCGAGCCGCTCCATATGCGTGCGCAGCTGGCTGAATTGCAGCGCCGCGAGTTGCTCGGCCGCCTGCAGCCGCAGCCCCGGCGCGCAGTCGAATTGCGGGCGCGGCTCATTCATCGCCCAGCTCCAGCGGCGGCAGGCCCAGCAGGGCGCGCTTTTCGGCGTCGCTCAGGAAGGACGCATCGCCGATCCGGCGCCACAGCGCCTCGCGCTCGGGGGCCAGGGCGGCGACCTGGTCCAGGTCCGGTTTCAGCTCGGCCGCCGCGCCGGTGAAATCGCTCAGCCACTGGCCCAGCGCCCCGGCGACCCGGGCGATCAGCGGCAGCACCGTCAGCCGGTAGAAGGCGCGGTTGGCCTCCTGGTAATTGGCATAGGTCGCATCCCCGGGGATCCCCAGCAGCATCGGCGGCACGCCAAAGGCGATGGCGATCTCGCGCGCCGCGGCCTCCTTGGTCTTGAGGAATTCCATGTCCGAGGGGCTGAACCCCATCGGCTTCCAGTCCAAACCCCCTTCCAGCAGCATCGGCCGGCCGGCATTGCGCGCGCCCTGGTGCTGGGTCGCCAACTCGTCCAGCAACCGGTCGTATTGATCGGCGCTCAGCTGCCCCTGCCCGTCCGCGCCGCGATAGATGATCGCCCCCGAGGGCCGCGCGGCATTGTCCAGCAGCGCCTTCGACCAGGCCGAAGCGGCGTTGTGGACATCGACCGCCGCCGCCGCCGGCTGCAGCGGCGACAACCCGTAATGGTCGTCCTGGGGATGGAAACTGCGCACATGGCAGATCGGCGACGCACCCTCCCCCACCGCAAAACGGTGCTTGCGCCCGCCGACGTTGTAATCATAGGCGGCCGGCCAGCCGTCGGGGCCGGGGACCAGCGACACCCGGTCCGAGCGCAGCACATGCAGCTCCACCGGCAAGGCAGCGCCGGTGCCCACCGCCTCGACATAGCCGTTGCCGGTCAGCAGCAGCTGGCCCACCAGCGCCTCGATCAGCTCGGCCCGGCCCTGGGCGGGGTTCGGCCGCGCGATCAGGCCCAGCACCGGATGGGTGTCATAGCGCCGTTCGGCGTCCTGCAGCACCAGCGGCAGCGCGGCGGCGGCCTCGGCGATCAGCTTGACCGCGCGAAACCCCACCGGGTTGCCGACAAAGCCCTGGCGGGTCAGCGACACCGCGTCGCGCGGGCTCCAGGCCACCCGGCCCGCGCTGCCCAGCGCCGCCACCTTGCCGGCGGCCGAGGCCTTGGCCTCGGGCACCTCGGTTACGCCCTGGGTCTCGCCGCGCCTGAGAAAGTCAAACATCCCGCTCTCCTCGTGCCTGCCGCGCCTTGTGCGGCGGTGTCCGATCCGTCGAGGGGGACAATCGCCGACAATGCTGAACGGGCGGGAAAGCGGGCGTTCGGTGACCGCGCAACGGGCCGAAACGAAAACGGGGGCGGCCCGGCCGATCGCCGCCCCACCCCCGATCAGGAGTCCTGCACCTGCATCCGGGTGCTGCGCGCCCCGGGCCTGACCCGGGGCCTCTGCCGTCGAGGTCCCGGGTCAAGCCCGGGACCGGGCCCACCCGGCCTAGCCGCCGATCACCCGCATCCGGGGCGCCCGCCAACGCGCCGCCGGCTCCAGCACCAGGTCGGTCAGTGCCCAGACCAGCGCATCGACCCGGTCGGGCGATCCGCCGCCCGCAAAACCCTGTGCGGTCATCTGGCACATCTGGTCCTCCAGCGCGCCCAGGCCCCGGGCGTGGAACACCCGCCCCTGTTCATAAAGTGCCGCCACCGGTTCGGCCCGGGCGACCTTGCCCCGGCTCGCCCGGACCGCGCGGTAGGGTACAGCCGGGTCAAGCTGGCGCAGGATCGTCTCGACCATCGCGCCGCCCTGGTTGACCTCGGCCACCAGCCGCTCGCCGCCATGACGCTCCAGCGCGCGCAAGGCCGCGGCGGCCCATTCGGTCGGGGTGGCGCCGGTCACGCTGGCATCCTCCAGCACATAGGCGCGCCACTCGGGCACCGGGCCGCGCGTCACCGCACCGGCCACCACGATGCCGCATTCATCCGCCCCCACCCCGGCCGGCGGATCGACCGCGACGACGATCCGGTCCAGCTCGGGCAGGTCGCTCACCCGCGCCGCCTCCAGCGCGGGTCCGGTCCACAGCGCGCCCTCGACATCCGACAACAGCACGCCCTCCAGCTCCTGTCGGCCCAGCCGGGTGCCGCCATAGCGGGCCTCGATCTCGGCCAGGAACCCCGGCGCCAGATAGGCCCGGTTGGCCTCGGTCGGGGCATGGGTCATCACCGTCGTGGGCCGGGCCAGCAGGTCTTTCAGAACCGCCACGTTGCGCGGCGTTGTCGTCACGCAGGCGCGCGGATCCTCGCCCAGGCGCAGCCCCATCTGCAGCATGTCCCAGGTCTCGGCCCCGCGTTTCCACTTGGCCAGTTCGTCGGCCCAGGCCAGGTCGAACTGCGGGCCGCGCAGCGCCTCGGGGTCATGGGCCGAAATCACATGCGCCTCGGCCCCGTTCGGCCAGGTCAGCACCTTGCGGCCGGCGGACCAGACCGGTTTGCGATCGGGCGGCGAACAGGCCATCAGGCCGCTATCGCCGAACACCATCACCTCGCGCGCCTGGTCGTGGGTCTCGCCCACCAGGGCGACCCGGCGGGCGCGGCCGGGGTCGCGCGGACGCGACCCCTCCACCTGTGACCGGACCCATTCGGCGCCGGCGCGGGTCTTGCCTGCCCCGCGCCCCCCCAGGATCACCCAGGTCCGCCAATCCCCCGTCGGGGGCAATTGATGCGGCAAGGCCCAGAACTCGAAGAGCCAGGGCAAGGCCCGCAGGTGCTCTGCCTCGAGGCTGTCAAGGAACGCCTCGCGCAGATCCGCATCGGCGAAGGCGACCGAGTCGGCACCCGATCTCAGATCGCATGCGCTCGACGTCGATATCCGTGGTCCGCAATCCGGACCCATGCCTGTCATCGTACTCTGCCTCCAGTTTCTGGACCCGGCCAATGACCTCGTTCAGCTGCGTCATCTGTTTGGGCAGCAAGGCGATGTCCTTGAAATCGCCCTGCTCGATGAGGTCGAGCACGGCGTCCAGGGTCTTGACGATGTTTCGATTGAGCCGCCTAACCTCCTCGATACGTTCAGCGGCCGTTTCCTGATCGACGGCCAGGCCGTCGCGTTGGTTGGTCATGTGGGATGATCCCCGCTCGGTTGGCTCCGCCCGAAGCGCAGACACGCCAAGGCCCCGCCCCTCCGCAGAGGGCACGAGGCCTTGCACATGTCGTCCAGTCTGCGCCCTACCTACCGCGCAACGCCCGAAAAGTCAAATATTGCCAAAGCGTTAGCGTTCGATACCCGCGCAACGGGTCAGTTGCCGCTGGCCGCCGCCTCGGCCTCCAGCGCGCGGTAG